AAGAAATGTAGAAAAATTAAAAAATGAAGTTCTTCACGATTATGTTTTAAAAGAAGATTTTTTAAGAGAAATGCAAGGTGTTCATAGTAAATTAGATAGAATTTTAGATCATTTATTAAGTAAATAATTAAGAATCAACGGCAACCCATGCAGAACTAGCAGATAAATAAATTTTCAAAGAACCACCACTATTTGTATCCCAAACTAATTGACCATTGACAGGATTTGTAGGAAGCCCAGCTGAGACAGATGCCACTGCTTTTACAGTCTGAAATGCTGAACCATCATAAACTTTAAATATCTGAGTACTGGCTGTATCTAACCAAGTTTCTCCTTTACTAGAGGATGTAAATCCAGCAGGAGAACTATTTGGTGCAGTGCTTCCAATATGAACAGGACCTACTTTAATTAAACCTGTACTTGGAGAAGCCGTATCATCTGCAAAAAATAAACCTGGACTTGTATTATTATTATTTAACGCTAATTCACCAGTTCCTAATCTTATTGGAAAAGGTCTATCATTCGCTGTACTCGATCTACGAGTTTGAATTTGTACTGCCATAATTAGACATTTATATATAATCCTGCATCTACTACTGTATCTTGGGCAGTCTCTGGATTATATGTACCAGCATCTAAATTACTTGTATTTGCTGCGACATCAAGTAGTTCTCCATTTATATAATCTCCTGCTTTTAATAATCCTGCCTCGAAAGTGTTAGTAAACTCAGCTAGAGGTTTATTTACAATTCCAAACTTTATATCATCTAAAACAGTAGGAGATTTATTAAATAATTTATTTACCATTGCAATCATTCTATTTGTTGTATTTAATTGTTTACCTGATCTATCTAAATCACCTTTTGCATCTCTTTTAAGACTATCGGTTAAAGTCATAGCAATTACAGATGGATCAAAATTAGCTACGTCTTGAGGTAAATTAAAATCACCAATAATATTTTTATTACCTTCCCACTTTGTTGAACGATTATATAAAGCGAAAATTTCAACAGCTTCTTGCATTTTTCTTTTTTCTTTAGCCCATCTCTTTTCCCAATTTTCATAACCTTTTCCTAAAGGTTTATCATTTGGTTCTAGTAACCATGCTCCAACATATTCATGTTTTTTTAAATTCTCTACAGTTACATAACCACCTGTAGTTTGTGTAAATGGATAAACTACTGTAAAACTATTTAGGTTTGGAACATTGGTAATTGTATATTCTCCTGAAATAGCATTTCCACTTGTAAAATTTAATTGAATTTTATCGTTTTTATTTAAATTATGATTTTCAAAATCAACCGTAATATTTATACCATTTTGATTATATTTTGCAGCTAACTTCAGTGGCTCATTACCTTCATCATGAAGTATAGACCACATAGCAGCGTAAATATGCTTGCACCAACGTAGTTGATAATATTGTAAATTTTGAAAAGAATCTTGTTTTTCATCTTCATATTCAGGTAACTCATAAAAATTATTTATAGTTACGTAACCTAAGTCTCTAAATACTCCAGGTTCATCTCTTCTTTCATCTAGAGTTCCATCATTTTGTATTATATTTCCAGGCTTTGTATCCCTGATTGCTGTTACAGGAAACTTAGCATGATTCTTTTGACTAAATAAATCATAACTATCTCTTCTAGAGAAATCCTGACAAGAACAATTCCATCTTAATTCTGTAGTTAAAAATCTACCTACTGCAAAACCTCTATGAGCTGGTACTGTTGTTTTAGCAATAGTATCTACAGTCTTTGCTCCATAACTATCTTTTTTTTGAAAAATAATCTCATTAGTTGTTGCATCAGATCCTGTGACTGTATATCCAACGTAATCGTCATATCTAAAACCTTTTATCAATCTAAACAAAGTTAGATTTCCTGAAGTTGTTCCAGTTGGAATAGTAGTAAATTTGAACTGTGTGGCATTTGTGACTTCAATTGTATATCTACCTGAAATAACAGCTCCTGTACTTACATCAACAAAAATTTTATTATCTGTAGATAGACCATGAGCAGAACTACAAGTCACAGTAACTTCAGAACCTGATCTTGAATATGTTGAAGATATTCCAGAATCCCTTTCAACTATTCGATCTGCCATTCTTTCTCCAGCTAAGAAAGCAACTTCAGTAGGTAAAGATCTTAGTTTTACTCTTATAAATCTCCAACGAGTATCATTAAATGCAGTTGAGTTGTGATAAACAACATTACCTGATGTAGTTGCAGATCCTGAAGCAGTGAGGGTAAAAGTGTTCTGTGTCTTACTTAAAATTGTTAGTGTCTCATCTGTCGCACTACCTGTAGATATATCTAAATAAACATTATCGCCTGGAAATAAACCATGATCATTTTTAGTTACTACTAAAGTAGTACCACTTTGAGAATATGTAGCATTTACAGAAGGAGCTAAATATCTAACATCTAATATTGGTAATCCAAAATCATAAAAACTAAATCCATCTGTATCTCTCATTCCACAAATGTGCTCTCCTAATTCTTGATTAGTAGAAGGAAAAGTAAATATTCTTGCAGGAATAAAAACTCCTGGAAATTGTTGAAAAGTAAAAAATAATCTATAGTCTCCTCTTTTATCTCTTTCTTTAGAAGTAGATCCTAATATCTGCTGTGTAAATGTATATAATTCATAACCTCTCCTCCATCTAGTCCACAATGAATCTTGATTATAAAATTTAACTTCACTCTCTAATGCATATCCATCAGATCCTCTAGGATAAATACTAGGTTCTTTTGGTTTATTTTCAAAATTTTTAAACTGTTTTTTAAATTCAAAATTCGATTTTTTATCAAATTTATCGAATCCAAATGACATTATCTTTAATAGAAACCACCCTGAAGATTACAGTAGAATCCATTAGTTAAAGCAGTAGCTCCACTAGCAGCTACATATAATGCCTGTCCTCTTCTTAACATTAAACCTCTTTGTTTTGGAGCTATTTCATTATTAGATGCACCAAAATTAGCAGCTCCTGATTGAACTACAGGATGATTAATTAATGGTAATTTTTCAGTTAGTGTAGTACTTAATATTTGATTCTCTGATACTTGAGGAATACTTTGAGTAAATAAAGGAAAGAATTGGTTAATATTTGTAATTGTTCCTGTACTAACTAAATAAAAACAAAAATCAACAGGTAAAGAAATAGAAACATTACCAGTAATAGTTCCACTTGGAATATTTGGAATAGTTATGTCAAAAGTTGTAGCAGTAAAGTTAGTTGTATCCGCAACTGTAAAAGTATCATCTTTTGGAACAGTACCTGTGTTGTATGTTAAAAAGTCACAGAATAATTTTTGTCCGATTTCTAAATTATGTCCTCCCGATACGGTTATTGTACAAACAGTTGTAGCAGCACTGTAGGTTGCGGTGGTGGCTGTGACAGCATCTAATTTTTGTATAGCTCTCTTCGAATATGTAAACCAAATCTCATCAATATATGCACCACTTATTGATGTATCAGTCAATGCAGAATCAACATCAAATACTTTTGTTGCATTACCAACCGCTGTTGGAATTAAACTAGTCAAAAATGATTGTCCAGAGGCAACTGTACATAGTGTTGAACTTGTTGCTGGTCGATCAACCATTAATGGTTGTTTGTTTGAACTACTACTTGCCACGTTATTTATTCATAGACTTAATTTAATTATATAGGAAGGCTTTTTTACTTATCTTTCTTATCTTCTTTTTTATTTTTAGCCATTTTAGATTTATCTAAAGCTTCTTTACGCTTTTCTTTATCAGACATTTCTTTACCATCTTCTTTCTTTTTACCTTTATTTTTAAAATATTCTAATAATTGTGGTGGCATTTTACCTTTTTTGTTAGCCATCTTGATTCTCCTGATTTGCTATAGATAAGCGTAAAGTTTTAGTAAATCTACTAGGTAGTTCAGCACCTTTAACTTGTGCTATAGGTTCCTCACCTGCTCTAATATCGAACAAATTAATTAACCTATCTCCTGCCATTCTAGTACTACTTTCACTTGCAAAAACATTTGGATCAGGTCGTCTTTCTTTATATGGTTCACTTCTATTTAAACCAATTTGATATCCTAATGAAGTCTTAGGTTTAATTTTATAACTAGGTTTTTCAATACCAAATTGTCCAATACTCATTATCTATGATTAAGTTCTAATAATAATCTTGTACCAACAGCAACGTCTGCTGGTCCAGGAAGTGCTTGTATAAATTCTGCTCCCTCTCTATTAAATCTATATCTTGCTTGAGCTGGATTCCTATAATTAGGTACATATAAATGCATTGCTAATCTATCTGTTTCATAAATATAAATTTCTGTCCAAGTTTTTAAAACTTCTCTAAAATCAGAAGTTGCAACTGTACGATCAACGTCACCAGCTATACTCTCAATTCTATTTCTTGGAACAGTGTCATTATTAATACTTCCAGTCATATCTGTACGTTTTTCAGCTTCATCACAACGTCCAACTTGCTCAATTATTTTACTAACCCAAAAAGAATCCTGAACATTATTTATAGCTTCTTCTAGTCTAGCTTGGTCACCAGCTGGTATCGAGGTTATGTTATAACCTAAATGCCAACGCACTTTCGATTGTATAAAGGTATCTAGCTTCATTCAAACAAGTAAATTTTACCTGTTACTAGTCTACTCTCACTAAGTTTTCTTTAAATATTTCGTCCCAATCTATACGCTTAATACCTCTTAACTGTTCTAGCTTTGTAAACCTTTCACCTGAAAGTGTAGTCTGTAAATCTTTTATATCTCTTGCAGTCTTTAATCCTACCCCAGGTAAAGCATCTGCTATTTGTCTAGCACCTGCAGTATTAATGTTTAATCTAGTATCTAAAGGAAAAGTTTCTTTGTTACTAACTTTTGCCTCTCTATCACCAGTAGCATTTAATTCTGCTTTTAATCTTTCTTCTGTCTTTATTTTTTCACCTGTAGCAGCTACACAGGGAATTAAATCTTCATCATTTACATATTCAGTTTCATCATTAGCATTAATGACCATTGAAACTCCCTCTCCATGTTGAGATATCTTTTCTACTATCCCTCCATTAATTTTGTGTTGATACAGCATAATTTTAAAAATCCTTCTTTAAATAGCTTAACTCAATAAATTTTTATTGACAATGAAAAAGCGAGCCATAATGACTCGCCTTTCCACTAAACTATAAAATATAGATTATGAATCTGTTCCGCCTACTTGTGAAGCAAAGTCCACTAAGGAAGAAACATCACTCCAAGCTACAGCTGTAGCTGGACGTAAGTAGTTAACTCTACAAACGATGTAAGCTGCTCTACCAGCAGTTGAATCGTCAGCTGAGATAAATACACCATCACCATTGACTGAAGTACCAGTAATAGCATCGACATTATAAACTTTAAAAGTTGTGTCGGCTGTTACTTTGTACATCATTGAATTTGCAGCATCAGCTCTTTCGATTGTTGATGTTACAGATGTCCAAAATGGTACGTCACCAGTTGTTGTGTCAGATGCACCCTGAGCAAATAGTGAACTAGATGCGGTCAAGGAACTATGAGCTGCAGCATTTCCTAACAATTGAGTAGCTGGAACACCAATTGGTGAGCCACTATTATCAGGACCAAGTAGTATAAGCTCGCCAGTTGTACCACCGAGATCTGCTGTTATTGGAGATGCTGGGAAAGATGCAAGACCACCTGCAGGGTCATCTTGTGCAATTGCTATGGAAGCTCCATAAACATATGCAGGTCTAGCTGCACTTGCATTGACCACTAAACTTGTGCGGTCATCTCTCACTCTGTCACTTACTCTTCTATCTGGAGAAGGTACAGTGATACTAAAACTTTTGAAACTAGCTTTATCAGCTGCTACGTTAGTTACTTTTACATAACCAATCTGTTCAAAAAGTTCAATTCCAGGCCAACCAAGTACACCTTCACTGTTAAATGAGGATAGCTTGTTGATCTGATTTCCAGGTTGCAAGATTGCTCCTGCGTTACTTTTGTAAGTTGCCATTAGTTAATCCTCCTTATTCTGAAATTGTAAAGGAAGTGGTAATGAAGTCCTTATTCAAGTTTGCAAATCCAGCATATAATTGCCAAATAAGTATGATAAACCTGGAGAAGTCATCATTGTTATTAATTAAAACTTGAGCGTTAGGACCACCGATACCAACACCGATAGCTTGAGGACCAAAGAACAATCCAGCAGGAGTTGTTTTTGATACTGCACCGTTTCCATCTCCAATATCGACCGTAATTGTCTTAGATGGGAAGTTTGTAGATTCAAAGAATCTTACTCCTTCAAATACAAATCCAGAAGGCATAACTGGCTCACCAGCTACGAACTGAGCTTGTCCATACTGTCCACCAGCATAGATTGCTTGGTTAGGAGCACCGGCACCCATTAAAGGTGAACCTTGTCCCATTCCTGGATATCTAGCTACCTCACGGAAGCCTTGATCTGCTCTGAGATCCTTCATTAGTGAAGGGTCAGCTATACAACGATAGTAACCATCACCAAATACTGGTACATGACGCTTTCTTAAACTCTTAACAACCTCAAGAAGGTCAGTTTTAACATTAAACTTGAAACGCTCAGAAGCATATTCTGTAGCAGTGTAAGCATTCAATGTTGTTGAGTTTTGCTTTGCCTTACCATTTGGATAGTAGTAACCACCCTGTGTATCAGAAGCTGCACCACGAGATTCAGATTTGAATAATTCATCAATGAATACTCTGTCACGCCATCTTCTGTAATCGTCTAATAAAGTCAGTGAACCGATTGATTGATGGAACATATTAAGGTTCCCAGTATCAAGCAGCAAACGCTGAGCTGTCATTAGAGTTTCTCTAGCAATTTTGAATGTGCTAGGAAGAGTTGTATTGTTTGGATCAGCAGGACCTGTATATTCTCTTAAAGATACAAGTACTTTGTCTTTAACAATAGAT